GGCTTCCAGTCTAAATTCAAATAAGATAAATCACCATTAATAGATAACTCATCTTTATACTTTTGTATTCCTTGCTCTCCTCGAGCATATAATCTCAGGTTGTGAAAAGTAGCTTGATTACTTTTAAATCGACTATTGCCGTTATCGGAGCTAAACCATTCATTTTCTATAGCTCTACCAATGGTGTTACCATAATCTTTTGACATTTTCTCGGCATCGCTTGCAATTTGACTCGGAAAATAACTTGTTACAACTGACTCAGCCATATTTTTATTTTTCTATTAGTTTTGATAAACCACCAGAATTGGTGTATTTAGCTATTTTTAAATTTATTTTATTTTTTTCTACTGTAGGTCTAGGATGGTATAAGTGTCTGTTGCAAGCCATGATAGCTAAACCTGAGCTAATTGCAGCATCAAACTTTGTTCTTTTGTTTATATCAAATCTTGACCATTCATTTAAAGTGGTATTAAAGTACATAGTACCGTAGCTGCCATCTTCTTGTAAACCAACGTATCTGTCTATATAGCTTTCAATAGCAGCTGCGTGAGCTTGTTTAATATCTTCACTGGAGTTAGGCATACCTCCAATTTCTCTTTCAGTTACGGATAGTTTATTCCAAACTTTATCAGGACGATTCATTGAATAACCCCTGTAGCCTCTTCTTTTGAAATAGTACAATAACCTAGGCTTATTATTTTCAGCTAGTATGGGCATTCCGTAAAAAACGCATGCCATTAATACATCTTCAAAAAACATTTCAGCAGTTTGTGGTCTAGCTATATATTCTAAAAAGAATGTATTAGCAGGAGCATCTTCCATACTAAATTTAGTTAACCCCGCTAAAGCCCCTTTTGAACCTTGCCCATCTGTCGTTCCTGATATATCATAACTATCACAACCAAATGCACCCATATGTTCATTACCTGGACTTTTTAATCCGTTCTTTACTATTTGTCTATTTTGTAAAGCAACGCCTGGCACCCAAGAAACTTTAAATCTTCCGCTTGGATTTGGCGTAAATATAACCGTAGAATCCTTAACTCCATTAGCCCACTGAAAATTGCCTGTGGTTAATACATTAGTGTTGCCAAGGTCCTCGTTGTAATCTATTTGTTCGTATATCTTAACTAAGTTAAATATACTATTTTTTGTTTCATCTCTAAAAGCGTGTTCTTCTGTACGCGGAAACTGTCTGTAAAACTCATTTAAGGCATCCTGGTCCCCTCTTAATCCATCTGCTTCATTATCCCAGTGTTCTATTACTCCAACGTCTATAACGTCTCCGTGAGGCCCCAGGGTTTCTTCTTTAGGTGTGTTAAATACAGGCATGCCGTATTCATCTATAAAACCCTCGTAATTCCATTCCATTGGAATAAATAAAGAATATAAACCAGACGCTGTTTGCCCGTTCCTGTTTCTTTTTGTTACATTAGAATTTCCATATAACTTTTTAAAATTAGCTCCTCCTTTGTCTAAAGCGTTTGATGTTGATCCCATCATACACTTACCAATAATTCTAGAACCTAATCGTAAACACGTTTTTGTTACTCGCCAGTTATTTAATATATTATCTGGCCTCTCCCACTTCCCGCTTTCATCGTGTACTAGTAGTTTTAGTTTCTCCCCGTCATAGGAGTTGTCCCCTGTGTTTTTCCAGTCGATTGTTGTGTCGAGACCCTCAAGTAGTTCTTGGTCTTGCTTGTTTTGGATCGATTTTCTTGTGAGCCTCGAGGCCGGTATTCTGTAGGCCAATTCGGTCTTTGGTCGGTCCATACCGTCTTGTATCGGTTTGAAAAAGAACGGATAATTGACAGATATGGGTACGACTTTATCCGTGAACATTTTCTTCGCATCGGAGCCAGATTTGGACAATATCCCAAACCGTGCGTCACTTGATATTGTGGCCATATTGACCGTCTCTCCTGAAGCCATAAACGAAAAACCTGAACGTCTGTTCTTGAGATAAGACATTCCGTAACACCTGTTGTCTGCTTTGCAAGCTTCCCAGAAGATAAAGAATAGTCTATTGGCTTCCCTAAAGTCTGGTCTCCCAACATCAATCTTACTCCACTGCAAGTACATAAAGTGAGTGCCAGTAATGTAAGTAGCCACACCCTTATTATTGAACCAATGGCCCTCTTCTCTGTTTTTGAATTGTTCATCTATATATGGTTCCCATTTATTCTGAAATTCCTCAGGGTATTCCCTCCACTCAAATACGCTTTGTATTTGCTTTAATTCTTTAGGGTATTCTTCGGCTTTCCATTTGTTATTAGTTTTGTCTATTTTAAGCGGAGCTTTAGGTAATGCTATTTTTAGCCCTTGTATATTATATACTTCGCCTATTTGACCCGTCTTGCTTATAACAACTATATCGTGTTCCTTGTTATAACCGTACTCCCATTTTTTTGTTTTATTTAACCTGGATATTGTGGTTAATTTAATAGGGGTTACTATACTATATAACGATTGCTCGTACATTATTTAGATCGTTTTTCAGCAAACCCTTGAAAAGCTTTTTTTTCAACTTCTTCTTTAGGTTTGTTATTTAACAAATCTTCTTCTTCTTTAATCCTATTTAATATTTCAAAAGCATCAAATATAGCTAGCTTTTTTGTAGCAGCAGCATTCTTAAGCCTGTCAGCTGATATATCATCTCCTGAGTCAACGATCTTTTCGCCTGCCACTTTTATTAATTCTTCAACTGCTTTATGTCCAGCTTGGATTATATTCAGCTTCGTTTCCTTGATATTCATATTTAATTGTAATTGAATTAGTGGGTACTCTATAAACTCTATCTTTACCGATAACAAATTCATACTCTGCCCCTGGCTTAAAACCTACTAGGTCGCCTTCTGATAACTCTTTAAGTTCTGGATCTTTTGCGTATAAAACCCCTATGCCTTCTTTTTCAAAGTTAATTGAAAACATTTTTGTTTCTTTAATAGGTTTAACAAAGTTAAAACCTTTGCAGGCCATCCAGCTGCGACATCTTTTATAAGCATATACTTGGTCTTCACCTGCAAAATATATGTTATCTTTATAATATGACTTACTGTTTTTTTCAACGCCTCTAATGTCTTTAAAACGTCTAAAAACATTATGATGCACTATTACTTTATCGCCTACTTCAATTTCTGTTTTTATCTCAGAGGGCACAGCTATAACTTTAGCTATTCTATTCGAGTAATTATGATTATGAAGTTCTGTGTTTAAAATAAGCTCTGAGTCTTCTACTCCTTTTTTATTATTATATCTTTCGCCCACGGGCTCTATAATAAAGTCAAATAAAGCTTTCATTAGTACTGCAAATCATATTCAACTGCAATCGCCATATTTTTATTAAAATCTTTCCACGGCAATAACTCATCTCCTTTTTTTATATATATAGAATACTTATTCTCTTCTTCTATTATATTAGCTATAGTATGACCACCATACACTTCCTGTCCAACAGCATAGTGCATGGCATCATTTTTATAGTCTCTTCCTATACTAATCTTCCGTACTAGACTCATTTTCTTTTATGTCTCCAGTTGAAATATCTACTGACACCTGACCGTAAACATCCTCTAATTTTTTTTGCACTTCAGATAAAGTTGCTTTTGCGGTTTCCATAGAATGCAATACCTCATGCTTTTGAGCTTCTAACCCACCTATTTGCAATTGTAAATTATTCATAGCGTTAACCGCTTCTTGCAATTCTTTTAATTCTTCTTGTGTTAATTTTTTTGACATTTGATTTAATTTAATTGTTATTACTTATATTATTAATTACGTGTTATGTATAATAACTACTTTATGGCCCACAGGATCTTTCGAATGCCCAACCGGTTCCTTGCGGTCCTGTTACTCTAATAGTAACAAATGGTAATGTTTGATAATCTGCTGTAGTATAAACCCACCAAACTAACTGTTGGTAAGGAGCGACTAAGGGGTTTGCATTCCCTGTTTCTAAAGTATAAGCGTTAGCTCTAGTTGGAATAGCGCCTTTATTTGTTCCTATAAATTGATCTATGCCTAAAGTTTGGCTCGTTGTAGGTACGAGATCTCCAGTAGAAACAGTACCGTACACGTTATCAAAACCACCCGCATTAGGGGTTGTCATTCCAGAAGTAGCAACTTTTGTCCCGGCGGCGTTTCCATGAATTATTTCTAGCTTGTCTGGAACTCCTTGAGCATTAAACATAATAGTTATAACCCCCCCAGAAGGATCCAAGGCTATAGTATTATCTGTTATACCTGCCCCGCCTGGTAAAGCTACCGCGCTGCAAGGAAGACCTGTATCATTTCTATCTGGCCACCAAACACCGTTTAATATTGCAGACCAATTCATTATTGAATAGCTACAATATCCGCAACCGTAGTGTTAACTCCTGTTACAATAGTATTAACTATGCAAGGTAAAAAGCTACCGTTTGGAATGTTTTTAAATACTACAGGAGTATTAGGCGAGCCCATTAAAGTAACCTCTATGTCGCCTCCGCTGCCTAAATACAAAGCGCAGTTTCTAACATTTGTAGTTCCTGCAACCACTGGAAATGCGTTTGTTCCAAAGTCTGGCTGATTGTTAAATTGTCCCATTATTTATTTTTTGTTATTTATTATTGATTTTCCTTTTTCCCAAGATCTTCCTACAAAATAAGCACCGTAAACTGTGACTAGCAATGTTTGAAATATTGGTATATATTCTTTAGCTAACGCAAACTCCCCGATGTTACCATCAAAGAAAGCTAGAGACGTAAAGATTACAGTTAGATATATTAGGATCATTGGTCTAATGTTTTTGCTTAAAAAACTATCAGACTTCATGTCTGCTTCCCAACGCTTGCTAACCTCTAATTGAGCTTTAGTATCTGCGTCTTCTAATATTTGCTGTATCTGCTTCTTTACTTCTAACCTTTCTTCTTCGGTTGTGGTAAGCTTGTCAATGACGTTACCAATCTCTTTGATAACACCACCGGATAGCCATTGTAGTATCTTCTTCATTTATGAAGGATCAATTGCGTTTGCTGATTGAGAATAACTGGAGCCTTTTCTTTTTGACAGTCTAGCTTTCTTTTTCTCAATAGCTCTCTCTTTTCTTAAGGCTTTCTTTTCGTTTCCTTTTGCTCTTGCGATATCAGCTTTATTTTGCTTCTTATCTATACTCTTGTTCTTTCTAGCGTCTTTCTTAGTAGTTGTTTTTTTAGTGGCTTTCACAACATCTACTGAAGCTTTATTGTCTATAGACACGGGTTTTGTTGTAATAGTGCTAACCGGTTCTGCTTTCTTTTTAGCTACCTTAGTTGTTTCATCTTGCTTCCATCCGCGCCTTGTATATTCATCTCTACGAGCCTGACTACCCACCTTGAAGTTTTTCATACTAGTCTTATACTTCTTAGTGCTGCCGCTTGTAGAACTGCCGCTTGTAGAGCTATCACTTGTAGAGCTATCACTTGTAGTTTTTATTTTTTTAGTGTCTCCTTTAGCTTTAGATAGTGCGTATGACTTTGCTGTATACCCTTCTGTTAATTTAGGATTCTTTTTTGTATCGTAATCAAATAAGTTCTTTTCAAACTTTTGAATATTTTTTGATTTTCTATTAGCCGCACGCATTAAGATATCCATTTCTTTAGGGTTTTTATTGCTTGCTGCTCTTTTAGTATCGCTGTCTAAACTTAACACATTGCTTCTATAGCTATCTAGTCTTTGGTTATAGCTAGCTGCATCTTTTTCTTTTTTAGCTTTTATAGCTTTAGCTTTTTGGTCAGCCTTTGCTTTTTGCTGCGCCTCATACTGTGAACTAAAATCTTGCGCGTTAGTTTGTTTAGCAGGAGAAGACATTTTCATCTTCACAGGTGCTCCCACGTTTAGTAGAGGTTGCGTAATGCCACCTTTGGTAGTTCTTTTAATCTTTGCTGTTATAGGGGTGCAACCACCGTTTGATTTGTAAGCCATTGTTTTATTTTTTATATGGGAATATTTCGTTTAATTTTTCTTTTCTTTTTTTACAGCCACAGCCACCTGGTATTTTGTCTGCTAGTTTTTTTATACCTGTTGCTTTTGTGAATTTTTCTATTGAGTCGCCTAGTCCTTTTGATTCCATAATATTAACAGTTCCATCTACGCCTAGCCGCTCTACCTCTTTCAGATGTCCAGCTTTTGGATCTAGCACAAAAAGCTTTTCTTCTTTTAGCTGCTTTACCACCTGGCTTAAGTTTTGAAGGGTCTTTTGTAACCGCTGTTTTTAACTTACTACCTGGGTTTTTTCTTCTATATTCAGCAGTGCCTTTAGCTGTCATTCCGCCGCCAGCCGCTGCTCCTGTTCCGGTTTTATTAGCTTTATTGTAATATCCTAAAGACTTTTTACGAGAAGGCGCGTCACCTTTTTTCTTTAATGGAGAATCACATTCGCAACTCGCATTTGAAAATGGATTGTTTTGTTTATAAGCCATAATTATTATTTTTTACCGTAACCTTTCATTTTAAACCCAGATCTCATTTTACCTGGAGCTGCTTTAATTGCGTCTTGTAAATGTTGAGGTAATGTATTTTGTGCTCCTTGTAGTTTTTTTGCAGCGGGACTTTTAGCTTTCATTTTAAAAGCGGAGGGCTTCATAGTTAAACCGGAGGAATACTGACCTGGTTTATATAAATCAACTTCACCTAATTCTTTAGCTGTTTCCATCATTCCAGAAAAAGGGGTTTGCCCTGGCATTGGAGCACCTTCAGCTTGACTAGTTGTCATGCCTGATGCAGCAGCAATTTCTTGACGTCGCGCAGCTTGTTTAATTTGTTCTGGATCTTCATAATCTCCAGCCGTTTTTACAACATCCTCTGTTCTTCTAACTCTACTGCCTGCTAACTTACCAGATTTTCGGCTTTCAGCAACATTGGTAGAACCTTGCTTCATATTGGCTAGCTCCTGAGTTGTCTCAGTTTGCTTAGCCATTAATCTATCATATTTTTTGTTGCCTGGCTTCTTTTCATCATCGCTCAACTTACTTAATTGCCTTGCTACTTTATCTGCTTTATTTTGAGCTCTTCTTTGTGCTCTACCTGCAATTTTAGCAGACCTATTAGATCTACGCACTTCCCAAGGTTCTTTTACATCTTGTGTGTCTTTTCTGTAAAGTTTAGTATCTACTGTTTTATCTTCTCCCGGCTCAATCTTGGTGGTTGTAATAGTTTCTGTTTCCTTAGGCTCTTCGCCTTTTGGAGCTTGTGAACATTTTCTTGTTTCGCCAGTCACAGGATCTGTTCCGGTAGAACCATCTGTTTTACTACCGCAAGCTCTGCGATATACGCCGACAGTTTCTTTTTCTTTTGTCTCCGTTACTTCTACTTTCTTATCTTTACCTTTGATAGTTTTGGACCCTATGGCCTCAAGGTTTCCGTCTTCTGTTTCTTTTGCTGGAGAGTACTTTAAAAGAGGTGATCTTTTTACTCTGCTAGTTATTGGTTTTTGCATCTTAGTTAAGTTAGTTTTTTTTATACTTCTGGGGTTTCAGTTGCGTCAACAGTTATCGCTGCGTCTGCTTGACCTTTTTTAGTTTTTTCTTCTTCGTCTTTTTTGTCAAGAGCTGCACCTTTACTTTCAACTGCTCCTCCGCCTCCGCTGGAAAACTTCTCAGCCATGCCTTTACCATGATCTACAAACTTTTTAGAGCCTGCGACATCCGCCGCTCCATAAACTAGACCCATGTTCATCTTACATGCGCTAGACGCTTTACTTGTTATTGATTTTGCTTTATATGCCATAATTATGAATTTTTATATGCTTCTCTTTCCCATTCAAAGTCACCACCTTCTTCAGCGCCTTTACCGGTTTTTTCATCTATTAATTGTCCATTTATTCTTTTATAAACTCTAGCTGGTGATTTAGTATCTTTTTTCCAAGTAACAGTGTT